TCATCTGTTCCCGCCGCTATAACTTTGTTCTGATGCCGTGTTAAATCTGTAACGCATCCAGCAAAACCAGTCCCAGGCAAATCATTTGTGTACAAAATCGGCCTAGAAGTAATCGCTGTCTCATCGCGCGGCAAATCGTTGTAAGTCACAAATGAAGATGAAAGACCATCAGGGACAGGTATATCAGCAACAAAGTAAAACGTGTCACCATTGTGGTCTGTCCTAAAAAGCTTTACGGTGACGTCGGTTTTTCTTGTTAGGCTCGGAACATATACTTGATTCTGAATAATTGTTTTGCCTGAACACGCAACTGTCAAAGTAGCAAGAGAGCTGCCGGTGTCTACGGTCACTGTGTCTCCCGCTGCGTAACCAGAGCCGGGGTCTGTAACAACAACGCTCGTTATTGCTCCCGTAGTTACGCCGATAGTAACAGTAAGCCCCGACCCGCTACCGGAAGTAGTAGTCGTTGCTTTAAGGCCAGCAGAGTAACCCCCACCAACCCCTCCAGAGACATCTGTTGTTATTCCGCTTACTTTTCCTGATACTACCGTGTGCTCTACAATTTCTGACGGAAGAGATTGATGCAAGTTACCTTTCGCGTCTGTCCACGAGTAAATACAGCAGTATTTAATAACCCTACCGTCAGAATAGCCTGCTGTTGCAGTCGATCGCGTAGCTTCAAGAACTTTTTTAATGGCCGGAAAATTAACAAAGTTGTTTTCTACGACGCTGTTGCCGTCGTAACTGTGAATAAAGCCGCCGCTTCCTAACCAAGCGTTTTCAATATCAACAGAAGCTAGCTTTCTTGCAGGGTCAAAATCAATTTCAAACAAACTTACCCCGAAAACGTTGTCGGGGTAATCTCCTGGGCCAGAAGCACCGGGGTCATGAAAAGCATATCCGTAATGTCGCGAAGCGCCAAAAACAAAAACCGTAGAGCTTTCACGCGATGTTACTCTTTGAGCGCCAAAAAGCAAACGCCTGTTTTCTCTGCCTGAGTCAAAATCAGATGGATTGTTCGTAATAAAGTCAGAGGTCAAACAAAGAGCGCCTTGCCCTGTCCTTATTGCCCCAACGATTTCTCCTTTTGGAACGTTTAGCTCGTTGTTTGTTAGATTTACAAGCACCGAGTTATTGTTTAACCCTCTACTTGCCCCAGCAGGGCTCGTAGCCTCTTCGTCAATAAACAAAGCGTTATCGTTCACTTGAGTCAAAACACAGTACAGATTGCCATCGTACCGGAAAGCGTCAGAGGTCACCGAGGTGTTAAAGGCCACCGCATTACTGGCCAGAGAAACACCCGCGCTGCTTCTTGCAAGAATGTAATGACGTATAAAATGCTGAGGAACAATTTTGCCCTGCGTACCTAAGTCATCGTCAGGCGACCAAACCTCGACGATAACCCTTATCGTGCCCTCGTCCGTAATTGAGCCAGCGGTGCCCCGCAAAAGCTTTAGGTTTCCGTCTGTTGTTCCGTCTGCTCGTTTATTCTGCAAAGCATGGTCAACCTTTGCACTTAAGTCGTCTTTAATTGCAGTAAGAGCTATTTTATAGGTGCCGCTGTCGCTTGCTGTATGGCCTACAACAATTGCGTAGTCTGAAGCCGCGTTTACATCGTTAAGGCACTTTAAGAATATCCCGTCAGGGATCCCCCCGGCAGCCTTGTCAAAAGGCGTAAAGTATACCGACCGGCTACCCCCGCCCACGCTTATGGAATCTGCAGGCATTGACAAGGTAGAGCCGCTTGCCGTTAAATACTGCACTTTAATAATGTTACTGCCTGCATAATATGCAAAAACAGCCGCATCGCTATGCGTAACGCCTAAAAACTTATCAACTTGAAAAACAGGGTAGGTTGTATCGATTGTTACCTGAGCAGCTGAAGAATTCAGTAAGTTGGCCTCAGAGGAAACTGCCGCCGCGCTTGTTATGTTTGAGCAGTTTACCGAGCGGTATCGCATGTTGCCGCTTTCTTGGTAAACAATAAAAATGTAGTTTCCGATAACAAAACACTGAGGCTGCGCCTGCTTGTAAAGTGCCGCTGTTGAAGCAGTGTCGAGCGTTATCGCGGTGCTACTAAGCTCCGTCGTATCGATAAGCCTAGAGCCGCTTGCAATGTGTTCAACGTCGACAAAAACATTATATGTAGAACCTTGAAATTCGTACTCTTCCCAAACATAAACACGAACGCCGTTTTTTTCAGCTATCTGGCAGTTGCCTTGACGCTTGTCCGTTTGTACGTTTTTAAAGTCGTTCTTAACCGTGCAAGGAACATAGGTGCCACGGTCAAGCAAGCCCTGACCACCGGCCCCTTCTTTAATCCAGGAATACATATTCTTGCCATCTAGGATTAAAGTCTCATCGCCGTACTGAGAAATAGCAACACCGGAAGAGATGTCTCCGCCGCCAAACTTTGTGCGAGTTGCATTGGTGTCATGCCGAAAACCGCCGCGCTTAATTAGCTGGCCGCGCTTTCCAAAATCCATATTCTTTATGGACTTTAAAGCATCAGGCTCACGAGCAGGGTCAGATGACTTTTCATCTGTGCCCTTGAGCAATGCAAACGAGAGTGTTCTTTTTTCTAATGCCATTAAAACACCCACAAAGAAGCAGTGCAGGCAGTGCCTTGGCTTTTTAGCGCAAGAAACTGCGATTTGTTGTTGTTTCGCGTATCATCTACCTGAATGATTGCATTCGCATTGATTGATACAACTATATAACCTTGATACTTGCGACCCAAGCCATGAGACACCTCTTTGGTGGCACTCGCCGCAAACTCGATATCAGGAATAAGACGGCCATTTATAATGCCAGAGCTTTGCACGTCCTTTGCAAACTGCTCAACCTTATCCTGTACCCGAGTAAGGTTGTAATCGTTGACCCTGTACCGCTCAAAGTGAATCATGGCTAAACCAAGTTGATGTAATCATCTAGGTAAGAGGTCGTTCCAACATTTACATCTGTAATTGCGTAAGACTCGCCAGCATCGCGCTTGCCCGCCGCCTGCTCGATACGCTGAAGCTGCTGCTGTTTCTGCACAAGCAGCACCTGAACGTCTGACTCTTCTTTTTGAAGGCATTTAATAGCCGCATCTATAACAACGTATTCCTCGTAGCCGCTAACCACTTGAGGGGCTTTACCTGCAATCGTGTCGGTCGTAGTGCCTGCGTCAAACCTAGTTACTTCAGGCACGTAGTAAAGAGTGGCTGTCCCAGAAACCGTAGGGTCAGGGATAAATTTAATCAAATTACCCTGAATGTGATACATCGTGTTTGTGATTGTTGCGGCAATAAGGCCCGGAGAGTTGTAAGCTGCTCGTTCTTGAAACGAGTACGACCTTAAGCGGTAAGTAACGCCCCCGACATCTAAGTCAACGCCGAGGGCTTTGTAGAATGTAGTGGGCAAGGCCGTGGGGCTTGTTGCGGGAAGAGTGTAAGTTTCTTCCTTAACGTAGTAATCCTCGAACTTGGTTACAAGGATATCGTGAAGCTCGGCCATAGCCACGTTGATATAGTCAACAACTTCAGCATCAGAGACAAAGGTAGAGCCCACCATATCCGCACGTCGGCGAACCGCTGTGATTAAGTTGGCCAACGTCAGGGTATTGTTCGGCATACCTATCCCCCCAAAGGAAAAGCGGGGGCACGTAGCCCCCGC